GTCCAGCAATTCGTATATGTCGTCGAATGTTGCGCGGGCCTGGTCTTCCGCCGTGGCGAAAATGTCAATGTTGTAATGCTTTACCCCGTTTATGGGGGTGACAAGTGCAAAATCTTCATAGGCCAGGTATCCGTTTTTTCCAGCGCCGCGTCCAACCTCAATAAACAGAATAGGCCAGCGCAGTGCGCCGCTTTCTGTGTAGGTGCAGTTATGCAGCGCAAAAACAAATTCTTCCCATGGCAAAAGTTTGTATTCAAAATATTTTTGCAGGCCCATATAACGTTCCAGCTGTTCATCGTCAACGTGTATTTTCTCATTCTCAAACGCAGCCTTTACACGCTTGATAAGCAGCAGCTGTTCGCGGCACATCGGTATTTCGCCGCTTTCCACAATGTCAATATAGGCTTGTATTCTTGGATTCATCCCAGGTCGCCGCTTCCGTCGGTTTCTGGCGGCCTGCAAGTTGCCGTTGTCAGCCCCATTTCGCGCAAGATGTGAAGCATACGCTGGTTATACAGGGCAGCGGCCTTTATTGCGGGGTTTTCCTTGTCGTATTCTTTCCCGGCTGCGCTTACTGCGGTGACGGTCAAGCCCTGTTTTTTTACAGCGGCCTGCATTTTCCTCTCCATGCCGAAGAAAAAAATATAATCGTCCAAAAGTTCTTGATAGTGCAGAAGATCGGCTCCGCAGTCCTTCAGCTGTTTTTCCAGGCTTGCCCGGATTTCCTTTTCCTTCTTCGTCAATTTCTGCACCCTCTTTCCAAAAATGCGTGATTTTTTCGGCTTTTTGCAGCACCCCCTAAAAATTGCGGATATAAGGTACCCGCGCACGGGCGTATTTGTTGGCGGCCTTTTGCTGGCCCATTTTTTCCTCGCGCGCGCAACCTCGCGGCTTTGTCGGGGCTGTTCCTTGGTCTCCGTCCGCCGGGGGATTTTGATTTCACGGGGCGGGGGGTATGCTGTAAAATTACCAGCGTTCCGGCGTGGCAGGTGCGGCCCGCTTGTGGTGTCGGTCCCAGTGGCAGGAAGCGCACAGGCAAACAAGGTTGATGTTCCCTGCTTCGTCGTATTCGGACAGGGCCAGGTCTGGCCGTTCGCGCAGCGGCTTGACATGGTGTACAGTAACGCCGCGTTTATTCACCGCCGGCGCTTTGTGTGCGCAATCCCAGCAACGGCGGCGCTGGTGTTTTAACACTTCCCGCCGCAGGCGTTTCCATTCGCGGCTTGTGTAGAAGCTGTGCAGGTTGCCGTTTGCAATCAACTGCAAAACCCATACAGCGGGCCACGAATCCGGGTTATACTTCGCCATAGCGTTTTGCCTTGTCCCGCCGGGGCTTTCGTTCCTCGTATATGCAGCGCGGCAGTGCGCAAAGTGGTGTTGCCG